TGGGTTTGACACATCAGCCTAGTTGATGGCTATTCTCGATTCATACGGCAACCCTATCCAATACAAGGCAGCTAGAGCGGCACAATATCGTGGACATCGGCCATGGGAGCCAATCGAGCGCAAGGACATCTCTGAATTGATACCGTCGAGCGACCGTATCAACTTGATGAGCCAAGCACGGAGAATTTACATCAACTTCGGACCGATCAAAAACGCCATCAATCAGCGCTCAATGTATTCAGTTGGGCGAGCATTCAGCCCACAATTCAGGGGCAGAGACACCGAGTTTGGCATCGCAGCAATGGATTGGCTGTCAAATATCTTCTATGCCATCGGAGATTCCCGTGGAGGGATGCACGATTTCAAGACCAACCTTTTTACATGGTCAACATCCTTGGACGTCGATGGAGAAATTTTCATCCTTTTAACCGAAACAAAGAATGGCTTTCCAATCTACCAAGGAATCCCATCGCACCGGATCGCCAACCCCAACGGAATGCAAGATGGTCCGATGCGCGGAGGAGAGTTGATCGACGGCATCATCTACCTTGCCAGCGGAACCCCGAAAGAATACGCGTTCCTTGATAAGGAAGGGATGCTTTCCGAGTGGATCCCAGCGCAGAACATCATTCACCTCTATGATCCGGAATGGCAATATCAGGGCCGCGGAATCAGCGCTCTGACTCCTTGCATCAACGACTGCCGAGACATCATCCAGTCAACCGAGTGGGAACGCTTGGCAATGATGCAGATGAGCAGCATCAGCCTGATCGAATACAACGAATCAGGTGGAGCCGACGTTGACGATCCGCGCAATATGCTTCTGGGCGGATGTGATTCGGCAACCCCGGGGCTTGTCGTCGAGAGCATGGACGGCGGCACGGTCCGCTATTTCAAATCAAACAGCGGAGGCAAGATTGAGACGCTCGTCAACAATCGACCCGGCAACCCGTTCTTGGATTTCCACGATCGCCTTCTCAAATCGTCTTATGCCTCGCTCAACTGGCCGTATGCTTTTTACAACGGACACGGAGTCGGAGGAGGCACGGCCCAGCGCACCGAGATCGCGATGGCGCAACGCGCGATCGAGGATCGGCAAGATCTTCTTTTCTACGCAGCCAAGCGGATCGTTTCGTATGCAGTCGCCAAAGGTCAAAAGCGCGGCGATCTTCCACAATCTGAGGAATGGTATAAGTGGGAGTTTTCAACACCGCCGAAACTCACCATTGACGATGGTCGGGTCATGAAAGAGCTGGAGTCAGCCTACAAGCTCGGATTCAAGTCTGCCTCTGAAATCACCGCAGCGATGGGCAAGCAATACGCCGATGTCGTCAGGCAGAAAGCAGAGGAAGCAGCTATCCGGCAAATCATCACGGCTGAGATCGAGCAGAAATACGGAGTCAAGATTGATGCTCGTGAGATCGCCATGATGACTCCAAACGAGCAGCCGGATCCAAAAGATTCAAATCATGAAAATGATGAAAATTCAAACAACCCCAACACAAACGGAAATGATTCAAATCAATAACAAAATAGGCAAGGTCAAGCTGAACGATGCAGTCACGCCTTGGAGCGCGGATGACTTGATCGGAGAGATTGAGAAGCAATACGGCAACCAGGCAGTTGTGGAAAACCTGACAATCGGAGGTTTCCAATGCTCGGCTGACGACGCACTCGAAACCCTTGAGATCGAGATCAACTCCCCGGGCGGCAGCGTTCTCGATGGATACCGCGTCTACAACTCCCTCATGCAGATGAGAAGCCGTGGAGTCGAAGTGATCGCCACCGTGAACACGCTGGCAGCCTCGATGGGCAGCGTCATCCTCATGGCCGCGAACAAGGTCAAGATCGTCGAAGGCGGTCGGATCATGATTCACGAAGCATCGCAGACCGTATCTGGCGACAGCGAAGATCACGCACGAGCAGCAAAGAATCTTGAAGAAATCTCGGAGGAGATCTCGATCATCTATGCCAACCGGACCGGTGCAGATCCAGAGGAAATGCGCAATCTGATGAAGAAGGAAACTTGGATGGGCGCCAAGGAGGCAGTCGATCGCAAGTTCGCCGATGAGATCGTCAAATTTGACACCGAAGTAAAGAGCATGAGCATACTTGCTAAACTATTCCCGAACAACGATCAGGTCGCACAGATCGAAGCCGCCATCCAAGAGAACGAGTCGATCCGCGCAGAGCTGGTTTCCGCTCAAGATCAAATCAAAGAATTGCAATCGCAAGTCGAAGATAAGATCCAAGTTCAATCCGAACTGGTCGAAGCTAAAGCCAAGGCATCTGAGTTCGAGGCGAAAATCGTTGAGCAGTCCGATAAGATCGAAGCTCTCGAAAAAGAACTCACCGCTTTCGATGAAAAAGCCGGGATCAAAGCCGCAGAGCTTCTGGCAGCAACTGGTCACTCGGCACCTGTTGATCTCAACAACGAATCTGGAGAAAGCCGTTCTTCACTTGAAATTTTTGAATCTCTGAAAGGTGCCGAAGCGACCGCTTTCTACAAAGCCAATCGCAAAGCCATCCTTGCAGACCAAGCTAAAAAATAATCTCAAACAATCTCAAACAATCTCAAATAATCCACTAATATGTCCACTATATTCAACGACAAAATCTATACTCAGGAAGTCCTGAACGCATTCACAGCCGGTCTTGCGCCGCTTCGTGCTTTCACCCGTTCCTTTTCCCCAGAAGCTCGTCGCAAAGGTGATGCTATCATCATCCCTCGCGTTGACGCTCTGTCCACCACGACTTTCGCTTATGCGAACAACAGCGGTTTCCCTTACGAAACCGAAGGCGGCGTGGTTTCCGCGATCACCTTGAACCTTGATCAACACCAGATCGTCGGCGTTGACATCACGGACATTCAGTTCGCCAACTCGAGCAATTCTGACATCAGCATCTTCGCTCAACAACAAGGTCGCGCTCTTGCCCGCAAGTGTATCGAAAACGTTTTCGGACTTCTTTCGATCACCAACTTCGGTGCAGCCGCTGCAACCCCAGTTTCGATCGCCAACACCGGTCTTTCTCAACTTCGCGCAGCTCGCAAAACCCTCATGGATCGCAAGGTCAACATGGACATGGTTTCGCTCATCTCCAACTCCGAGCTTTACAGCTCGCTCCTTGGCGACAGCAACATCACTCAAGCCTTCCAATACGGTGGCTCCGAGGCAGTTCGTGAAGCTCGCATTCCTCGCCTTTACGGCATGGACGTCTACGAAACCAACGCTCTGCCACTTGGCGGCACGCTTTCGCTCGTCGGCTTCCTCGCTCACCCAGACGCAATCGCAATCGCGGTTCGCAACCTGCAGCCTCAAGACGCTGGAGATAGCTACCTCGCTATCGAAACTGTCACCGATGCAGAGACTGGTCTTGGTTTCACCTATCGCCGTCATTTCAACCCAGGCAAAGGTCGCCACTTCGCAAGCGTCGAATGCTTGTTCGGCATGACGACCGCTCTGACCTTGGGTATCGGACTGCTCCGCAAGGCTGACTAATTTCCCTTGGCGTTCATTGCATGGTCGAAAGCCGTCCTCAGAAATGGGGGCGGCTTTTTGCTTGTTAAGATCAACTTTTTGATTTAGAAAGTCGCCACAAATGAAGAAGCAAAAAATAACGCTTTCCGTTATTACCGGAAATTGCGAAAAAGACGTCGAGCGATTCTTGGATGTATTTCAACCATTCTTTGACGAGGTCGTCATGGTTCGTGCCATTGGCAATCAAGATCCAGATGGCACCTTGGATATTGCAAAGAAACGCGGCTGCATCACGGGCGAGTATTTCAACGCCACAAAAAAATGGAATCACGTTGATGATTTCTCAGCAGCTCGAAACGCATCGGCGAAACTAGCAACTGGAGACTGGGTCATGTGGGCGGACATGGATGACACCGCAGAAGGACTTGAGAACTTGCGTGAGATCATCGCCAAATTGCCAAAAGGATGCAACATCCTGCGCTGCCCATACGTCGTCAGCGATCAAGGAGTCATCGCCAACTACCGCGAACGCGTATGGAGGAACACCGGCACGATGGAATGGAAGAATGCCTTGCATGAGAACTTGGTCGATGTTTCTGGCAATGACGGCTCGCACAGTCAGACTGATCGGATCAAGATCATCCATGTGCCTCGACATGATCGAGATTGCTCGAAGGATCGGAATATGAACATCCTTGAGAGCATTCCGGAAGATCAAAGGACGCACGCTCATACCTTTTACTTGATGACGGAATACGCACGGCGCAACGATCCACAGGCCGTCGAGCTTGCAGATCAATTCTTGAAGCATCCAGAAGGCGGAATCCCTGAAAGATTCGAGACGTTCATGACGCTGGCAGCCATGTCTGAGGATTTCGAGACAAAGGCTCAGATCTACAC